ATGATCATCGCGGTTTTCCCACACAACGGCGTCGCCCATTGGGGCGACGCGTCCACCCACCAGACCCCGCACGCGCAGAGCAAGGGGTATAGATCCTGGCAGGAGGCGACGCGCGATGCCATCGAGCAATGCCGGCTGCTCGGGGTCGAGGTCGAGCATGTGACCGGCCGAGCACACAAGGGGACCGCGCGGGAATTGGGGGTCAGATTCCGCGACTCGCGCGGAGCGCAGCGCCGCAGCGATGCGGTGGACGTCGCGAGCCGACTGCGGTGGATCTACCGGAGGACCAGGAGTGGCGAGGTTGACGAGGAGCGGTTCATTCGGGAGGTCCTGGATGCGATTAGTTCGCGGTTGTAACCTATTGGCAAACGCAACCACCAGTGCCACAGTTCCGCGATGAGCATTGACGTTCGCAAACGTAATCCGAAGGCGCGGCCCGGGAACCGAAACGCCGCGAAACCGGACGCCGTCCGTCGCGTCGCGCTGTCCGCGATGGTCCACCCGGACACCCTGGATCGCATCCGATCCATCGCCGCGGATCGAGGGAGCCTCGGGAGAGCCGTGGATTTCCTCGCATCCGAGGCTGTTTCACGGCCGTGAACACAAAGAAAATTGCGTTGACCACCAACGAGTTGCAAAGATTTGTGCGATTTCTGTTGGCAAACGCAGAAACTGTGGCAAATTGATCCCGTCGCCGGCAATCAGGCGGGCGGCGAAAAAAACGAAAATGAGCAAAATCCTACTCCGTCGCGACCACGGCTACGGCACCATAGAGGTGATGGCGACCCCGACTACCCCCGCTGTCTGCTGGACGTCCAGCCTGAGCCCGGCGTGGCGCGGTCAGGACGATCTCCGACTGGTCCCGGCCGCGCAGCTCCGCGGACGATGCTCGACACCGGAGGGCGACGCGCTGATGGCGCGCGCCTGGGAGGCTGGAGAGATTGTGCCGGTCGGGGCGGGCGTGGAGTGGATGATGGAGAGGGTCCCGGGACTCGGGGCGCGCTGACCCCACCGCCGGCCCCGGCCGGCCCTTCACTTCGCCCCTGGCGTGACCAGGGGCGAAACGGAAGGCGAAAAATGGAAACTCACTATGTAGCCACGCTCTCCCTGGCGTTCAGCGCGCCGCCGGATGACCGTGTCGAGGCGGCAATCGCAGCAGCTATACGCGCCTCCGGCGCGTACGCCGCTCGCCTCGACGGCGTCGAGGCTGGCGACATCAACAGCGTCCATGTCGATGTCACTGTCCTTCAGCTCGCGCCCCGCGTGTCGGGGCGCGAGGAGAGGGAAAAATATGAGCGACGCAATGATGCCTGAGGACATGACCCATGACGAGCTCGCGGGCTACGCCAGCCGCGACCCGCGCCCCGAGATCAGGGAGATCGCCTCGGACCTCCGTGATGCGGTGGACGCCGAGGCTGACTCCGACGAGATCGCCGGCCGTCTGATCGCGGCGATGGATGCGAGCGACACCGATGAGGCGCGGGCGGGCGCCAAATCCGAGATCGAGTTCCGCGCCGGCCAGGTCGCCGGAGCAACCCACATCGTGGACGATGGAGGGTGCCTGTACGGAGCGACCACCACAGCCTCCTGCGACGAGGTGGCCGCCGCGTTCCGGGGCGGCTATGACGGCCGCCTCGGCCGGTACGATGTGACCGATGTGAGGACTGGAGAGGTGTCGGCCTATGAGGACTGACCCACCGGTAACCGCCACGACTACCCAGCCGCCAAATCAATGTAGGGGTCGCTGATCAGCCTCGCCGGGCGCTCCTCAACCGCCCCTGGCGCAACGATGGTGAGCCCTGCCGCGCAATCCTGCGCGGCCATCCCGCTCGTGAAAAACCAGCTGCCACCCGTCCTGGTGCCCGAGATATCGCAGCTGGAGAGCTGCCGCGAGTATGCCGAGCCCAGCAACAGCAGCGTGTTCGCCTCCGCGCCGTCGTAGCCGCTGATCGTCACGCGCACAACAACGGACTCGCGGTGTCTGGACATCGCGAGCGCGTCGTCGGCCGGATAGTAGGGGTCTGACGCGACCACCGGAGGGAACCCGAGGGACACGGAATTCCCGGTGATCGTTGGCGTTCCGCGATTATATGCCACCTGCTCAGACCCTGGATTGATTGGCGTACCATTCCCATCCACATCATATTTGCGCCCTCTAATATACTCCGCCTCTCCAATATCATTTGCCGGGACATATTCGGCGAGGCCAACCGGAAGCGGGGCGGAAAATATATCAGATGCAGTCGAGTCCGCAAGGCTCGGCGGCGGGTCGGTCTGCAGGAATAAAAGCTTGCCGTTGGTGCGATTGAATTCCTCGCCGTCCAACGGGTGCGGCAATTCCTCTCCTCCGAATCCAATTGGATGCCGCACCATTAGCCGCCTGCCGGCGCCCCAAGCGACGTCCACAAAAGGCAGTCCATATTCTCCGGCGAGCGACACCACATCTGATATCCTGCACCACCCGAAATCGTCTCCGTCTGGCGAGTAATCCCATTGCGATCCAGTGAATCCACTCTCGCGAGACTCGCTCAGAGATGAAACTGTCACGGTAAAGTATTCGTCGCCCTCGACCGCGATCCCGTCCCACGTCTTGTTGACCCAATGTCTATGGCCCGTTGCGTTCGGATCAATCTTCCACTTGTGCGCTTCGTTCGCCTCGACCCAATTGGGCATGTCCTCGCGATTGTAAACAGTCAGGAACTCGGCTACGTTCGCCTTGGTCCATTCGGTGGCCATCTCTCCAGGGACAAAATGAAATGCCGCGTCTGTTGGGAATTCAGCGAAAGGCCAATCTAGGTCTGGGATAAATATCCCAGGATAGGTTGTGTTATTCGTCCGCTTCAACCAGACGTTCTTGATCGAGATAAGCGGCTTGCTTTTGGTCCATCCATTCACCATCCACGCAAGCCCGTTGTAATCCTCCACCTGCATACGGCGGCGCAGATAATACACCGGTGGATTGTCCCCGCTCCCAAGCGTCGGCTGGCCTTTGTTGAACTGCCCGCGACGAGCATAACTCAGATCCTCAACAACAGACCTTGATTCATCCGGATCAACTGGAACCTGATATCGAGTCTCCGGAACGTTCACCGGCACGCTGAACCCGTCGCGGTCGAACACGTCGCCGTTTGTGTCCGGCGTCCCGTCGTCGAGATACTTAAGATCGGGATAATCCAGGAGCACCTTTCCAGTTGGCGCAGGCTCGCCTCCATCCGGATCGCTCAATATCCGCTCCCAGTCCTCGCCGATCCAAGTTCCAGGACCGCCAGCGTCATGCTCCTGCAAGCCATATGTGCGCGGCTTGAGCGGCTTCCAACTGCCTAGGCTCCATCCGGGTGCAGTGATATGAGCCCACGCTCGGCGCTCAACAGTCACGCCGTCCCACCTCTGGTAGATCCCGCCATTCAATGGCTCGAACTCTGAGGCCTCACCGCTTGGAATCCCGGAAACAAACGTGTAGGAATAATCCCACGGCGCGGCGAATCCGAACGGCGTGAGTCTCCACTCGCCGACCGTGGAGTGTGGCCCGTCAATATCATCTCCTGCGTCGCCGATCTCTGATAGGCGCTTCACGGTGTATCCGTCCCCGGCGTATGATGATCCGCCGTAGCGCAGCGCTGGACTAGCGTAGGTGCTGGTGTCGCCGTAGAGCGTCCTCGTGACGCTGCCGAGGCCGCTGCCTGCGCTGGAATAGCCCGTCCAGTGCGGGGCTGCAATCGAGTCTATGGGGATGTCCTCAACGAGCGTCACGGGCAGCGTGTGATATTGCCGACGCCGCAGCGGTTGAGCGAACGGCGCGACACCCGGGATCTCGACATCGCCGGCCGGCACCCACAGCAGGTTGGTCCCTGGGCAAAACAGGTCCAGCCCCTGATCCTCCTCGCCCGGCGCATCCTCAGCGCGGTCCAGTGTGTAGGTGTTGCCGTCGTCCGTCAGCGCGATCCCGACGGCGGCTAGATCGGCCTCCAGTGTGGGCGAGTGACCGATGGTACCATCTGTCTCGACCGGAGCATCATCCTCATCCCAGCCCACGGATTTGACCGCCCCGCGGTGCACCACGAGGTCATGGATTTTCGTCTCGGAATCCCCCGGGTCGCCGAACAGGTCGCCATATCTCGCCGTCTCATTCGGCGGGTCAACCCAGGGGTCGCGCTGTGCGCCGAGGCGATCCAGCCACGAGGCGATGACGTTGATTCGGGCGATGGGGTTCGCCGCGGCTGAGGCCTCCGGAACGCCGCCACCGCGCGCGTCGTAGAACCGCCGGTCCTGCCGGGCCCGAGCGCGCCAGAAATAGTTCAGATCGGCGTTGTAATATCCGCGGGTGCGCCGGAATGAGCGGCACCCGAACTTAGGCAGCGTGATTGTCTCGTCCTCGCCCGGCTCGCCATCGGCGTCCGTCGTCTCAACCGTGACCGTCACCTCAACGGGGCTCAGATTGTGCAGTCGGAAACACTGGTAGCGGTCCCAGCCGCGCGGGACCGTGAATTCCTCCAGCCCCTCGAGCGCCAGCTCGGCAACGGCGTACTGGTGCCTGCGCATCGCACGGCGCCCGCCGATGCTCTGCGGCGCCAGCCAGTATGTGACACCGTCATCCTCGCGCGTGAGTGCCGTGAGCGACCAGTCCAGGGACCGGTCTAGGCTGGTGTCGTCCACCACCATCGTCCGTGCGGTGGAGTCGCGAGAGACCTCGGAGCACCCAGCGGCCGCGGCGTCAACTGCGCCCTGATCGAATGGCGTGGTCCGCTCGAAATAGACGACGTCCGCGGCCTCGCCAGTGAATACGTGGACCGCGCCCATCACGCCGTCGCCCGCGAGCGTGCCGTCCACCACGGCGGCGAAGGTTGTGGTGGCGATGGGGAGCGTGAATTTTCGGAGCGCCATAGCGACCCCGCTGTCGCCGACTCCGTAGTATCCCAGGAGGTACGGCGTCTTGCCGGCGAGTGCTCGCGTAAGGCGGCGGTCGAACTCGCCTACGAGCGTGTTGAGATTGGCCGACGACCACCACGGGGAGGATGTGACGTAGGGGACGGATGGCATGGGTATCTAGTACCACGTATCGTCTATGTCGCCGACCTTGGACGATGGCCGGATGTGAATATAGGTCCCTCCACTGCTGCGCTCAATGCGCACGTTCGGACTCTCGCGGATCTGGCTCGCCCGCAGCGCGTCAATCAGTTGGTTCACGGTCTTCGCGAGCGTTGGAATCACTTTGAAGTTTCCGGATTCTGGCACCTTCTGCGGGACGAGAGAGTTCATCAGGTAAACGTGTAAAGCGCCTGATCCCAGAATCCACCCTCAAACAAAATCGTCTCTTCATACCGTCGGGTGGCCCTATTATACCCTGACGACTGCGGGCCTTTGCGCCAACCCCAAGTGGTTGCCGGTGACGCTGTCCATGTTGGATCAACCGGGATCTGCGGTTGAAAGCCCGCCGGCACACTGAATGTCGAAATCAAAGAGGCTCGGCTATAGACAGTGGTTGTAAGAGTTAAAGTCGTCTTGCCGGCGAATGCCGTTGAGAACGAGCGGGTCCTCCGAACAATCGGCTTGTTCGCCTCCCAAGCCTCTGTCCCGCGCTGCAACCGGTCGAACACGTTGCGCATTATCAGGTCGCTACCGCTGGTTGCTGATCCGTATGGGTTCGCTTCGTTGTTCCTCAGCTTCTCTTCAATGTTGCTCTTGTATGCCGCCGTCAACACTGGCGCCACAACCGGATGCGTCCAAATGCTCGGCTGAGTCGGCACCTCCTCGTAATACCAGACCTCCTCCGCAGTCTCGGTTGTCCCCGGTTGGTATGGCCATGAGGCGGTGAGGACACTGCGGCCTCCCGGGACGAACCTGGCGTTGACCACAGCCCCGGCGCCGATGAATGAGACGCGCAGGGTTTCAATGCCAGTCTGCGTCCCCTCGAAGGTCTGCATCCAGGTTTGCCGCCCTTCCTGGTCCTTGAACCAGCCTTGCTCTACCATCACCCATTGGTTGGTGATGAATGCGGCGTCGCCTTGGGAACGTGTGCTCATTCGTCCTTTGAAACATCCCGGACAGCCTCGCGGATTTCCTTGATGTCCTTTTGGATTAGATCCACGTCAACAAATGCCCTGGTGAGCTTTGAGTTAATATCTGCGCTTGGGCCAAAGAATCCGCCAACATTCGCCCGGTCGCCCATGTCTATGCCGCGGATGCCCGGCCTGTTCGCATAGGCGAGGAATGCCTCCATCTGGCCCAGGTCTCGCTCGGCGAGTCCGCGGTTGAAGAACCTCCTGAAATTGAAAGCGGCTGTTGGTTGTGGGCCAACCCAGCCTGCGGACCGGCCTTCTCGCGTGTAACCCGCCGGCATTCCAGCCTCGGTTGCTGGATCGCGGTAGAACAGCGGAGACCCGGCTCCCTGCATCTGGGACGCAATGACAGGGTCCATAATTCGCGACCACGAAGACCCGCCGCGCCCGCCGGTGACCGCGGCGTACAGGAGCGCGCCGATGGTCCTCAAAGTGTTCCTGGCTGGATCAACATCGCCCATGGCGAACCGCTCCACTCCATAGCGCTTGGAGAAGTCGAGCATGGTGTCGTAATTGGACGCCAGCCTACCACCAACGCCGACAGCACCCATACCAACCACCTTCCATCTGGACACAAAGGTCTCATACAAGTCTTTCAGCTTCGCGACGCCTTGAATGGTCTCTTCGCTGGCTATGTGACCGCTATCGGCTGACCCGAGTGAGCCCAGTGAATTGATCGCGCGAACCGCCTTCGGTCCGAGAAGCTCTATCACAGACGCCTTGTTCGGCGACTGACCAAGGTTTTGCAAGATGCTGAATGCAGGTTGAGACGCCTTGATTCCAAGCTTGTTGAATAGCGCAATCGCCTTCTCATCCCCAGCGAGAACATCCGCTTGCGCCTTCTTTATCCTTCCAAGCATTCCAGCATAGACATCAAATTGAAGGCCAGCCTTGCGCGCAGCGACCTCCATTTGCTGAATGCTATCCGTTGATTCATCAAACTGCTCAGCCAGGTTTTTGATCTCCTCGGCAGCGTTCACAACGCGACGTGTAAAATCCAGTATTAATCCGACAGAGAACGCGGCGGCGATGCGCTTCCCAATGGCTGACATTGTGGTGTCAACCTTTGACTGCGCCAGCTTAAGGCCACCCTCAAGCTCGCTTGCGTCGAGGGCTATCTTGGCCACCATCCGAAAGAGGCTCATTTCTCCACCCTTTCCCTCTCGGCTTCCCACTCCAGAACTCTATCAACGAATCGGCGCGATGACTCGGATTGGATTGTTGCAACCCCTCTAACCTCCGCCAGAGCCGCCGTCATTTGCCGCAGTGTTCGCACCGGCATGGAGTCGGTCTCAGCGACAGACATGCCGAGTTCTCCAACGGCCATAGCCCGCAGCGAAATGTACCACGGGGCTGATATCTGTCTGGGTTTCGCGCCCGACGGCCTCTCCTGCTCGACGTAATGCGGGCCGTCACACTGGGCCGCGAACCACCGGCCAAACCTCTCCGCCTCTCCCTGCATGTCCATTGCGGAGCAGCGGCGTGCCCAGAGCCAGACGAGTGCGGAGAACAGCCTGTGCCTCACTCCAGCGCGGGCCACCCTGGTAGATGGAGCGGAGCACACCGCCACCGCCACAGCCAGATCGCCGTGGGAGAACGGTTTCCCGGTGACAACCGGGCTTGCCATGTCGTGCAGCAGAAGGATGTGCCCGAGTGTCAGCGGGCTATCGAGCCAGACTCTCAGCACCCGCACCGGCGGGATCTCGCTCGGCGATGTCCACGGGGAGAGCATCAGGAGGCGATGACGGCGCCGCCAGTGATGTTCTGGAATCGGTGGAGCTTGATCGTCTTCGGGCTCGGCTGTCCCGGCCGCAGCGTGATCGAGTCGCCACCGAGGTGGATCCATCGGCGAAGCTGAATGCCTGACCCGCCGACGTTGAGGCCGTCCGTCCAAGGTCCGAATTTAATCACCGGCATCCCCACGAATCCGATCTGCATCATCGGCTCCAGAACGATGGATTCCGTCTTGGCCCCAGCAAGGTTTGTTCCCATCGGCATAATCTCGAAATCGCCCTCCAGGTAATCCCCGGAGGAGTGGACTGCCGCGGGGTTCGCGTCGTATCCAATCGTGATGTGGCTGGAGTTCACCACTCTGACATTGATGGACTGAAGTTCTGAGTTCGCATACAGCCCGGCGATTGCGGTTCCGTCGAGACCGTATAGCGTCACCGTCGGCCTGGTGCCAAGCACCTCCGCCAGCGTCCCAACAACTGCCCTATTCTGTGAGTTCATCTTCCTTTCCTCCGATTATGAGATTGAGTGTGAAAACTGTTTCAAGGGCCCGGCCATCCCGCGTGAACTCCTCGCCGCCGAATCGGATTGAGGAGACGGTGAGACTCGCTCCGATAGCCTCCGCCATTGCCGCGTAGTCCCACAGCTGGGCGGCGACCGTCTCGGAGTCCGCCTTGTGCGAGGCAACCGTCCACCGCTCCAGCGAATGCCGGACGGTGATGCGCGCTGTCGAGTTGATGATTGGCGCTCCGCCACCGCTGGCGTCATCGCCAGAGCACTCGACAACCACGGCCGGCAACTGGACGTACTTGCCCAGGATGCCGTATTGGTCCTCATCGGCATGTCGCGGGTCAGACGCTCCCGTGACGCTCGCGGCGAACGGCAATCGCCCGTCGCCCAGGTGGGAGACCAGTGCGGATTCCAGGGTTGAGATGCAGGATATCATGGGACGGGGAGCGGATTGACCATGAACCGGTTTGCGTCCTCCTGCATTCGCGAGGCTAGATGCCTCCGCATCTCGGCAGCCTCGTCGCGAAACGCCTGGGCGAACGCGGGGTTATAGTTCGCCGCAACGTTGCCCTCCTGGCCGTTGGCGATGGCAATAGCCATGTCAGCGACGGCCGTTGGACTCCAGCCTTTGGTCACGAAGGCAAAGGCCTTGGCGCCTTTATGGAGCGCAACATTTCCGCTCAGGTGGTGGCCGTACTCCCCGGCGAGATCTATCAGCGCTTGGTTTCCAGCCACCTGCCTGCTTTCCCTTCGGCGCTGCCCAGCCTTCAATTTATCCTTCACCTGCCTGCCGAACTGGGTGAAGTGCCCGTTGATTGCCTTGATCGCCTTGGCCACAACGGACTTCAGGTAGCCGACGGAACCGATGGACTGTCGCGAGAGCTTGCCTGCGGCAGCCTTCATTTCCTCCCCATACAGCCCCTTTCCGCCAGCCTTCCGCTGGAGCATCTGAGCAATCAGATGGCGCCGCTGGAGCATTCGCGAGCGCCCAACTCTCTTGCCAGTGCGCCGGTCAAACCTGCGCTCGCCGATTGGCGCGTTGAGGTAATCCCGAATCCTGTTGCGCGCGGCCTGCGGATCGCGCGGTTTGAGAATGAGAAACACGCGGATCAGCAAATAGAAAAGCCGCGTCCTCACGGCCTCTTCCAGCGTGCGCTTGGTCACAGCCAGGTATTGACGCATGGCCGATTGAAACTCGCGCGTGTCTATGGTGACCGTCGCCCTCATTCGGGAATCGCCTCAAACGTCTCCTCAAACTGCGCCAACGGCCACCACGTCGGGAGTGGCGAGGTCTGGCCTGTCTGAATCAGGCCAACGTAGGTAACGCCCCCCTCGGTCCGCCGACCGTACTCCGTGAACTCGTTCGGGAGTTGCGCCGTGTCGGCGTGCGGGTGCGATTGAACTGATTTGTGTCGGTATTTCATAGGTCTTCGATTTCTACAGTTTTCCCTGCAAGCTGGTGTGAGGAGTCCCCACAAAATTCGATCTTCCCGTCCCTAACGAAACTGTGACAGACGGCCGGCCGATCTGGAGGGGTGTGCGGGCCGTAGGTGATCAGAATGCTGGGTGACAGAGTTGGCGCTTCTAGGCTTCCGTTCCATTCCCACGCCAATCGGTGTGGCGGGACCGGAACCCCGTGGTTGCATTGGCATCCAGGGCAATACCAGGTGATGCGCTGTTGCGGATCGTTGCCTCCAAAATCTATGAGTTGAGCCTTCAATTGAGTGCGAGTTTGAGGCCCTGGTTTGCGCCCACAACAACGGCGCGGGCATACGCCTGATTGCCCAGGTCCACGCGGTCGGACCCGACAACGACATCCACGAGTTGAGCCCCGGCGAGGATCAGGATGACCGTTTGATCATCCTTGAATTTCTCGTTCCCCGTCTCGGCGAGCGCGAGCGCCAGAGCGGTGACATCCCATTTCTCCTGCGCGACGAGCGCGGAGAGGCCCTTGGATGCGGCCTCATACGCTGGCCTGCGCTCGGGCGATTTCTGGAGGTCGAGCGATGCGCCGAGGAACACGGCGAGACGGACGCCGCTCTCGACGCGGCGGGCGCGGTCGGACTCAGTCTGTGGTGTGGTGGTGCAGCCGACCAGTAGGGCCAGGGCTGCGATGGCTGCGATGATGTGTTTCATGGGATTTATGGAACCTTTGCCGCCTCTGCCTTGATCGCCGCCTCAATCTCAGCCCACTTCTGGGCCGGGATCTTGACGACGTCCGAGGCCAACGTAGCGAGCTGCCGCGCCTTGGTGTCGGCGCGCCAGGAGTTGATCCCGGTGCGCAGGTTATGCTCCAGCCACTCAGCTGTGGTTTGCGCCTTGGTTTCGCCTGCGGTCAGGGCGTTGGCGTGGCGGAGGGTGACTTCTTCCGATTCCTCGGTGGTGAGTGTGATTTCGATTTTCATGTCCCGATAAGTCCGTGAGTTGTTAGATCGTCAATGAGCGCCTTGAGTCGCTCCGCCAGTTGTTCCAGTGTGACCGATCCCGTGGCGAACGCGGTGCGGGTTGCGGTCCCGGTGGGAGCGCCCCAGCCGGTGCGGCGGGTGGTTAGGACTTGAGTGCCGGCGAATTGCATGGCGGTGAAGTCAGTCCCCGCGTTGTTGGACAGGTTAATTGTTCCGTTTGACGGACTGATGATAAGAGATCTGGTTACAAATCCGAGTCGAGAATTGACTCCGGCAGATATACTACCTATGGAAGCCATATTGTTTGCTCCATCAATCGCCACAACTGAAACACCATTCCGCCTGAAAGAAATAAAATTCCCTGTTGCTCCACTCCCAATGCCTTGGGCATCAATCTGGAGATCTCCCCCCGTCGTCATCGTCAGCACGCCGCGCCTGTAATTGCTCCCGTCTGTGCGCGTCCCGTACACGTGAAGTTGCTGCTGGTTCGCCCCGTTGAACATCTCCAACGTGTTGGAGTTTGGGACGGAGAGCGGAACCGGCAGGACGGACGATGGCTGGCGATAGAGTGGCATGTTATCGGGATTGGTGCTCGGACACCATGGCGGTTCCAGTCGCGAGGAAGATGCCGAAGAGGTTAACCTTCTCTCCAGCCTGAGTCTCAAACAGGTCGCCAGGGTTGAGTTTGACGTCGTAGTTCCCTGCGGCGGCGGTCGCTGGAATCGTCTCATTCTGGCTGTCCAGGATGAGCAGCGCCCCATCGCCTTGATTATAGACCCGGACAATGTTCCCCGTCTTGTAGTTGTTCGCAATCGGCGCCGACGTGGTGGATGTAAATGCTGTGGCCATAATTACCTCGCTTCGGTGAACTGCTTGGCGATCTGGTGAAGGCCCGTTGCCCCGGCGCCAGCCAAGGCCCCGTTGATGATGTGAAGAGCATCCCACGCGGTAAGCGACGGCAGGCAAAGGGCGCCAGCGAAGGCCGCGAGAGTTGGGATGAACTTGTTGGGAAACGATTCCCACTGTTTCGCCAGCAGTCCAATTCCGAAACTGGCCGCAACAGTCAAAGCGTATGGATCTTCAATGTAATTCATGGACGCCTTTGGAATTCCCCTCTTCGCTCCAGGTTCGTCACCCGCGATTCGATTCCGCGCACCTGCCCCTCGATGCGCTCCACGCTGGTTCGCACATGCCCAACGTCCTGGGCCAGCGTGCCGAGGTAGAACGACCCGCGGATGATCGCGATTGCGATGGCGACAAGTGCGCCAGCTGACGTCCAGCCCCAACCGTTTCGTGCGCGGTCGCTCATTGGTATACCCTCACGTTCCACTTGCCGAGGCTCCACCACATTTCCCATGCATCGCCGACAGCGAGCGTGATGTTGTTGGTGTAGCCCTTGAGGGAGGTTGACGCGCTGGTGAAATCGAGAGTGGTATCGTTGTCCTGCGCGGTGACGCGGATTGGAGCCATACCCTCATACCAGCCGATGAAGTTGGTGATCGTTGTGGCGCTGGTGTTCTTTGTGATGTTGTTGTTGCCAAACGCGATCTTGGGATAAGTCGAGTTCAGCGCGCCAGATGACGAGCGAAGGGTCCAGATAAGGTTTGGCGCATTGCCAGTGATGAAGCCGGCCGGGTAAACGTTGGTGCCGATGTTTTTGTCTATGATCCAGTTGTTGGCCAGGTCCAACGTTCCTGGGTTATTAGACCAACGAAGCGCTGGGCCTGTCGTCTGGGGCCATGTAGCGCGAACCTTGGAATAGAGGAACGGTTGGCTGACGAGATTTGATCCGATGGTGAAAGGCCGCGAGATGTAGATGTTGGTGTCCCAGTTGATCGCGCGCCCAGTAAGGACGGTATCAATCCAAGGAGCCTCGCCGATTTTGATGAAGTAGTTGCCGTCAAGCTCCTGGCTGAACACAGTCCCATTGCCGGTGACAGTGAGGCGGCCGCTAGCTTCATAGGAGGACGGATTGTCCACCCAGGTCACGAGACCGGATCCAGGGAAGATCGAAGTGCCGTTGGTCGCGGTCTCGAAGGTACCGGTTGACGGGACGATGGCCACCGCCCACACGCGATCAGGATAGCGGAGGTCCACATTACGGATGACCGCCCGCAGGTTGGCGCCGCCCGTAAGGACGCCATTCAGCTGCACCTGCATGCCCGGCTCAAGGACCGCCATCTCCGCGGAGAGGATACAGAACGGCGTGTTGGCCACCGAGATGTCCTGACTCGGATCAATGCTGACCAGGTTGGTGACTGACCACAAGTTGGCTGTATTATAGAACCAGTTGTTGTGCACCGTTGTGCGCCCAATTTTTCCGTAGCAGATTACGAACGGGTCGCCATTTGACGGCGTTGAGGACATTGGGCCGGTAAGCGTGAAGGTCGTCGTAGTGTTGGTGAGAATGATTCCGCTAACGTCCGACCCGGGCCAATAAGCCACCATGCCCGCCACCTGATTCGCGGACAGGCTGAGATTGTGCACGAAGTTGGTGCCGCCGGTTATCGTTCCATTGTTGCCGGTGTTAAACCAGTCCGTCGCAATGTCGAATGCCGATCCAGTGTTGTTGTTGTTCCAAAACTGATTCTCGATTATTTGGGTAAATTCACCACCCGAGATCATCACCCCGTGCTGAGTGTTGTTGAAAATCTTGTTCCCTCGGATGACGTTCTGCCACATCAGATGTTGAATCGGGTAAGAGCCGAATCCGAAGCCATACGATAGGGAAGGGTTCAGGCGAATTGCCGCGTACGACGTGGCGTAGATTTCATTGGCCTCGAACACGGTCTGGCTGAATGATCCCACGATGCCAGTGTGGAAGCCGAATATCTTGTTGTTGGTGATCTTCCCGCGAGTAGGGATCGAACGCCCGCGCCACTGGTGCCCTGGGTCGCGCCAGCGGAGCCCGTAGGCCAGCTCATCGAGAGTCTCAATACGCCATTCGGTCGAGTAAATGCCGGCCGATCCGTTGCTCAAAGCGCCCTTTGTGGGGTGGGAGCCATCAAGGACGCATTCATTGATCCAATAGTCATGCTCGCCCTCGATGTTGATCCCCTGCGAGCTTGATCCGCCATAGCCAATGATGCGACACCCGCGCAATGTATTGTGGCTCCCACCATCCAGGAGGAACGCAATCGGGGGGATCGTCGTATTCGACGCCACACCATCAAAGTTGATGTCGGCGAACACGCCGTTGTCGCAACCAAACTCATTGAAGACCGCGGAGAACTGCGTGTTGCTGCGGGTGTGAGATACGAGGTTCTTGAAGTGCGATCCGCGAACGTATGGATAAGAGCACGATTGAAGCGTAACGTAGGCACCCCCGACCGAGTTCGTCATCTTCATCGTGTCGTGATAATCGTTCTCGATCACGGGACGATAACAGTTGTAGAGGTTGTACCCCTGCATGGTGTTGTCCCACCTGCAATTTCGGACCACTAGGTTGGTTGCCTCACGGCCGTAGATCGGCGCATCGTACGTGTTTTTGATGACGATATCCTCAAAAGCAACGTGGCTAACCTGTTGCGCCTTCAGCATCACGAACAGGTTTGCTGGCGACTGTGTGAATGATCCCTCGTCCGAGCGCCCGTTGATTGCGCCGCCGCCAAAGACCTTAAATCCGTTGCCAACAGAGATCAGGCTGTTGACTCGGTCTGACGTGGAATAGTTGCCCGTCGGGTAAGATGTCGGGGCCAGCTCGCTGCCTGGAGGGATGTAGATAGTCAGCCCGTCGAGGCCGCTCGCCAGCGTGTTCGGGTCGAGCAGGTATCGGCTGACCGCGTTGGTCGAGGTCGTCGGGAACCGCACCCACTTCCCGCGAGCGACTGCGTTGGTCGCCGTTCGCAGAAACGAAGTCGAGTCCGATGTCCCGTCGTTTGGAACCGCGCCCTCGCTGGTGACGTCAATCCACGGCAGATCCGGCGCCGCGTTGGTGCCGCCGATGTCGAGCAGTGCGGCGGCATTGACCGAGGACACGGCAGCCTTCCCGCCGTCGTCTGAAATCATGACCTTGCCGGCGGTCAGATTGGCGGCGGTGATGGTGCTGGCGGCGCCGTTGACAGTCGCCTGCTTGCCGGCGAGCAGAGTTGTGATGGAGTCAGTGATTCCGGACAGCCGCCCCAGCTCGGTCGAGGTCACGGCGGAGGCTGCTGGCGCACCGCTCCCGTCGGTTACCAGGGCCCGGTTTGCGGTCAGCGTGGGAAATTCGCCCCCGCCGCCCGACTGCCCTACAACCCACACCCAGCGCCCCGAGGTGGCGCCGTATGGGAACGCCAGGTGAAGCGGGGAGTTGGTGCCGAACGAAATCGCGTTGGTCGTCCCAGTGGACGAGCCGTCCCAAACCCAAAGCCGCGGGTTGGTTCCTGCAGAGGTATCCCCTGAGGTGATAACGCTCGCCAGGAAATTGGTTCCATCCTCGAGGCTCGACGCGGCGAATGTCCGAGGATCTTGCCTGAGCAGGTCGGCGACGGTCGGCACCACGCGCTGGACGTTCTGTCCTAGCAGCGCGCAGGTGGTCGCCAGTATCAGAAGGAGATAGCGAATCATGGGTTACGGGAGCTTGATCCAGCGGCCAGGGTCAGATGGGGACAGCAGATTAGACTTCTGGCGGGCGGGGTTCTCGGCGGCTGTTGAGGACGGGTTCCAATACCAGTCACCTCTGGCGCCATCGCTGATTCCGGCGGTGATCGTGTCCGCAATAACAGTCGCCCGACGCCGACGAGTAAGCGGGACCGGTAGGTCCTTCAGTGCGTCCAGATCGTCCACGAGGCTTGCCGCAGACATCTCCATCTCGCCGACTAGCGCCGGCTCAGAGTCGGAGGCCCACGCGGCGAACATTGGCCTGGTGACGACAATCGTATGGGCGACAACCGGAGCGTTTGATACAGCCAGAAGCCCGGACCCAGCGGAAAGGGCGACCCCGCCACCGGGTGAAATGGTCAGCGTGCCGTAAGAGGTCCCGTTGGTCGCATCCAGCTTGGACGCCAATTCCTCAGGGCTGACGACATTATTTGTCCCGATTGCCGAGAGAATTGCTGCCGCGTTCGCGTCGAACAGGTTCGTTGGGAACAAGAGGGTTCCGTTGGTATTGACGAGTACCGACGGGTGGAACTGAGCGCAAGCTGCCCACGCGCAGGCAAAGAGGAGAAGGACGGTTCTCATATCAGTCGGCTGGTAGCAAGGCGAAAGCGGTCCCGGCTGCTTCAACGCCAAGTTGAGGAATTCCTCCAAACGAGGAGCAAAGGATCCGATGATAGTTCCCAGTGGTTGAGTTCCTGATCCAGAGGCTTCCGTCCACCGGTTTATGAATGACCCCGTTGGTTGCGCTCCCGTCCAGGCTTGACTTGGTTACAACAACAGGGTCCGGGTCTGAGACGTTGATCTTGACCTTGCCGGCAAGCGTGGTCGTCGCCGTCGGGAGGTCTCCGCCGATAACGGGTTCCCCTCCGAAGAAGTGTGGCTTGACCAGGTTTGTTAGCCGCTCCAGATCGGCGAAATTGATGGCGCCGTCATAATCGGGAACGCGAACCTTTATTACACCCGGCGGGTATCCCGGATACTTCGCAACGAGAGTGTTGAACTCGTAGTCCCCGGGGTGAAGCTCGACCGTGAAATCCCCAAATGAGTTGGTGGTGACTAGCAGGACAGTGATGCCGACCAGCGTTGTCCCGTTGAACATCGGACCCGATAGCCGGCGAACGTGAAATGGCCCGGCGTAAACCGAGTTGTCGGGCATCCTGATTCGACCGCTGATGGTGGGTACTGCCATATCAGGTGGGCCTCACATGCTGGTTGAACTCGTCCCAGGCCGGCGTGCGGTAGGCGAGCTGGAGCACGAGCCGAACCCCGGCCCTCCGCTTTCCGCCCTGGCGAACCTCCAGGATCTCGGATTGCGGCTCGCAGTAGTGGCAGAGGCCTCCGAACGTTGGGTCCTGCCCGATGGCTGCCCGCAGGTCAGCCGCTAGGCTGCGAGCCTCTGCGCCCAGGTTCTCGTCGCTGGAGCAGACAATCACCGCGCCCAGCTCGACGCTGATAGTCTGCTCGTGGACCTCGGCCTCAATGGCAGTTGTTTCGGACGATGGATCTCGAATCCACGCGGCCGGCAACTCCTGCTCCGTGAATGGCTCAGTCTGCGGATCGCGCCACTCGTGGACCGATGCGCCGAGGTTTGAGTTGGACCCCTCAGACACGAAGATTCCGCCGAGGCGATCCTTGATTGCCTCAATCACTTTCTGCCTGTGTGGGACCCGTATCATTCCTCGAGATAAATTCGCCAGTAGCCGTTCTCGCGGTGCGGCTCAACCTCTCCGACGCGCCGCACGTCGCCGCTCTCGAACGTCACCACATCGCCGCGGGCTGGGGATTCATACTCAGAGGCCAGAACGAGCATAACCTCGCGGACGTCGGTTACAGCGGCGTCTGCAACCTCGGCTCGGGAAGGCGGGTCGCGGCGGATGCAGGTGATATCAAGCGAGGCGCCATCAGCCGTTGCGACGGCTGCGACGGTTGGGAACTGACCGATCACGCGGGAGGCAGTCCGCCGAATCATTGACAACGCGCTCATCTTGGAGAAAAGGCCGGCCAGTCACCCGGCCGGCCCTGATATGAGACGAGAACAAACACCCGAACTGAAAAACGGATCAGCCGAGAAGGGTGGCGACAAACTCGGGCTTCCACACCTTCACGTCGTAGAATGTGAGAAACTCAAACTTGCCCATGCCGTACCCGCGGTAATAGGCGACCTCGAAGACCAGCCCGGACTTGTCGTCCAGGATCGTCATGCGCTCGCTCGCCTGATCCCCCTCGGGCGGGATGAACGGCGGGCGCATCACCAGCTCAACAGCGCTCCGGTGGAACGCGAGATTGGCGGTGTGGTCAGCGGCGAGAGTCAGCGCGCGGGCAGAGGCTCCGATGGCCTTGCGCAGCCCCGGCTTGTTCAACAGCACGGTCCCGCCATCAGAGACATCAGAGTCACCAGTTTTGACGATGTACCAGATGCCGTTGTTTTCGGACGCGATATTGAGCGCGTCGCCCTCGACAATGGTTCCGGTGCCAGCGGAGGCCAGATTGACGGTCGTGGCCTTGAGCGCGTGTCCGGCGTTGGTGGTGGTCGGAGATCCGGCTAGCGTGCCCTTGGTGTGAGCTGCGACACCAGCCGACTCCTTGATGGAGAGCCCGGCGAGATTGAGGATTTCACCACGCCGCAACAGCGCGTCGCCGCCGGCCTCGTTGACCTTCTGAAGCTGCGTGAGGTTGCGGATGTTGACACCAGCCGCCGTGTCAATGACGAGCGACACTTGGCCGTCTTCCACGGGACAACCGTTGTCCACCAGGATTCGGCGGATGTTATTCGCGTCGGTCAGACTGGACGCGAACGGCGTGGTGCCAGCAGTGCCGAAACCTCGGGTTGAATTCTGGTGGATCTTGACCCCGCAATACGCCTCGATGGCGTTCCTGATGGACCGGATGGCCTGGGCGAACAAGTCTCTCTTGACCTCCTCATACCCGGTCGTAGAAGCCAACTGCCTGTAAAGCTCGCCCTTGATCGGGATGTCCACTCGGGCCACCTGAGTGATGGTCATCTCCTCGACGGTGATCGTCTGATCGTCGCCCGCCGGAACGGTCATCGCCGGGGTATAGCTCGTGTTCAGCGTGGGCGCCGACGTGACGTGAGATTTGACGGTGCCGCCAAGCGATACGCCTTCAGATCCAGCGTTTACCGTGACGGATTTCACGAAGCCAACAGGCTCCGCAACCACCTGGTCGCGGGCCTGGTATAGCAATTCGGTGAGGCCGGAGAGTGTGAGCGTATTGGCCATGGTGGGTCAGTTTGGAAATTAGTTGGCGATCTTGCCGCCGGCCCGGATGTGGGCGTTGCGCTGCTCGTGGGACATCGCGCGGAACTCGGCGGCGGTGACGGCGTTGGCCCCAGTGGCGCCAGCCCCCTTCGGCCGATCCTCCGGTTTCACCCCGGCCTTCGCGGCGATCTCCACCGCCTGTTTGCTGGGGCTGTCCTGCAGGTCCGCCAGCGCCTTTTCTGCGGTGGCCTTAGCGGTTTCGGCGGCGGCGGATGCCTCCTGCGCCTTGGTGGCGTCGGCCTTAGCGGCGGTGATTTCGGAGTCCTTGGCGGCGAGGGAGGCCTGGAGCTTCGCGGTCTCAGCTTCGGATGCGGAGAGCTTCTCCTTCAGCGTCGCGGCTTCGGCCTTCGCGTTTGCGAGTTGGTCGGCGAACGCCGGGACACCTTTGATGTATGCCCAGATTTCTGCGATTGCGGCGGGGACCTGTGCGAGCGTCATCCTATAGACGCGGCACCAGTCTCATCGTCAGCCAGCCAACCTACATTCCAGCCAATGACAGAGCGGCCCGGATCGCGTCCTTGATGTTGTTGGCGGTGGCGTCGGCCAACCCGCGGGAAACGGCCTGCTCGCCGGTGAACTCTCGGCCGTCCATGTCGCCGTCATCCACCTCGTTTCGGTAGGTCATGACGTGCGCTCTGAATGTGTCACCCATGGCGTCAATCATCCCCTGGATCATCTCGCGCTGTGAGTGGCTCAAGCTTAACCCAAAGGCACCAGGTGCCTTGTTCTCTCCGGAGCGGAAGACATCAATCCCGATTCCCTCACGCTCGTAGAACGCGGAGTAATCAACATGCGCGGCGATCACCCCGATGGAGCCAACGCCGGCCGAGCGGCGGGCGAGGATCATGTCGGCGGCGGCGGCCAGGTAGTACGCGGCGGAATACATACCGCCGGCGGTGTAGGCCACGACGGGCTTCTGGATGGACGCTAGAACGTCAGCCGCTTCCGGCGTGCCGTTGACCGTGCCGCCTGGTGAATCCACGTCCAGCACTATGGCGGACACCGTCTCGTCGTCATCCGCATCCAGGAGCGCCTTTTCAAGATCGTCGAAGTCGGTCGCCCAGGGCCACCAACCGGAGACGCCGCGAGCCAGGAGTCCGCGCACCTCTATGATGCGAACGGCGCCAGCGTTACGAATAAAATCACATTCGCCTTTCTCTGCTGGATCGTCGGACACTGCGGCGCGCCCGAGGCACTTTGCCAGGCGGCGGACCATCAGCGGTTCATCGGCGGCGCGAAGCGCCAGCAGCTCCGTGGTGAGTTCATTCGGTTTCACTGGTCATCCCCTCCGGATTCAGCGGCCAACTTCCCCTCGTTCTGAAGCGCCGCGTTGGTCGTCATGAACTGCATTGGGTGGATCATTCCGAGATTCACCATAGCTTCCTGGATTGTGATCCCGAACTCCTTGGAAATCGCCTCCGCGTGCCTCAGTTGGTCCCTAAGCTCCTCCGCCTTGTTTGCGTTGTTGTCCCGCCACCAAGTGCCGCGCTCAGCGCAGACTTGGCGCTGAGTTCTGATCCCCCGGTTTAGCTCGGCAATGGCAACATCCGCGTCGTATTTCCGATCAGCCGTGAGGCGCGCAGCGAACTGATATTCCCATCGCCACCAGTCGTCGTTGTGCTTGAGATGCCCCGCCTTGATCGCGCGCGCAATCCGCCACGGATCAACCCATTTTCGGACCGGCGCCACGACGTCCCGCCGGATGCTATCAAGGGTCTTGTTGATCCCATCCACGACGACGCGCATTTGCGCGCCGCCAGCCTTGGTTGGGTTGAGCCAGAAGTCCACAGACCAGCCCAGCGCATGGACCGCCTGCCGAATTACGTCGGCGGAAAATTCCTGCTCGTTTGCTGTTGGGGTGTTGCTCTCCAGAACCTCTAGCCTGGAGTTTGATCCGGAGCGGAAATATGTCGTCTCACCCGGCCCAATAGCCTCCCCGTAGATCGCCTTGCCCTTTTCGCCAGCCGAATCAGGGACTGCACCGTCCGCGAAAATAGTCGCCTTCCCGGGATCAACCATCCCAGTCTCGTTGTGTTCGATGACGGACTTTCCGGCAACCTTCTTCTGTTTCACCAACTGGAGTCGGCGAGACTCATGGACATCCTGAATCCCGAGCGCCGCCGCCCCGAGGCGAGAGAATCCGCGGATTTGGTCCGAGTAATACGGCACGAAAATTAGCCGCATGTCGGTTTGCGAGTAGTCGCGGTCCTCCTTGTCTGTTGCTCCGAGGACTCGATATCCAATCGTTTCGTTTGCTGGCCCGAGAATCACCCCGTCACAGACCGAAGCTCCGTCGAATGGCCCACCTTTCACCGGCTGCGGTTGGCTCGCCAATTCGCGGCAACCAATCCGATGGGCCGGGATCAACTGGATGCGGGAGTCCCCGACTGAGTTTTCAGTCAGCAACACCCCGATGTCGCCATCCCGATAGCACGACAGGACGATCAGACGGTCAATCGAGGACATGGTGTACGGACCGCCACGCACATCAATCCACCGGTCGTTGTCGTACAGCCACCACTCCGCCGATTCCGCCCACCCCTCATCCTTAGCCTCGGACTGCGGCTCAACCACTGCCGCAGCCAGGTCCGCCATCTGATTTAGGCATCCCTGAATCACGGGGTCGCGCGCGTAGAGCGTGCGACCAACAGTCAGCATGCGTTTCCGATCCGTGGGGTTGAGCAGCGCCGACGCGTCGCGGTTCGCGTCAGTGAATCGCTCGCGCTGGATGGACTCGCGCGCGGCATCCACATGGTGCGTGACCGGATAGCGGAACTGGTCTCCCCAGGTGCTGACGCCGCGGCGGTCGTTGATTCTGTACGGTCGTTCGGCCATCAGGGCATCCCGGAAAAGGTTGCGATTGTCCGCGTCGGGACGGTCGTCGCGTCCGCCGGATAGGTCACTGGGTCAATCCGATTCAACGCGGCCAACAGGAATTCCAGCCGCTTCATGGGCCCGATTGTCATGATCGCGCCAAACGACACCTCTGCCAGGTTTCCGCTCGTGGCAGACATGCCAGAGCCCAACTCGTCCTGCGTCTCCCGCAGGCGCTCCTCCAGCCATGCTCTGTCGCGGCCGATGAACGGATTCAGCGCCATCCTATAGATGGCCTGTGGTCTCATCGTCGCCGAATTCTCGACTTCACCAGGTAAAGAATCCGAAAGATTTGAGGCCGGCTCATACCGGTCAGCGCCTTGATCTTCTGGATCTCCATTTCGACCGCCTGGCCCGGGCGCGTCAGGGCAGCCAGGCACAGCAGTCGGAGGCCGACCGCGTGCGTCCGTTGGCGCTTGCCTCGGATCGCCTCCACGCCCTCGGCGCAGATGGAGACGATCTTGGACAGCATCTCTTCGGCTCCCTCGCGCCGGGCTTCATCCATTGCCTCCGCCGGCTGCGCATCCACCGCGCCAAAGTCGAACGGGACCGACAGCTCGCGCTGGGCGTTTCCGTCGGCGCCGTCCTCCCCCCATGACGCTTCTGGATCGCTCATAGAATATCAAGCATTGTGGCCGCCAAGCACTGCATCTTCCCGCAGTCGCGCGCGTGGTTATTCTTCGTCTTGGAGATCCATCCCATTGTCTGCCGGCCGGTCTTTTTGTTGGTAATTGGGGCGCGGTACTCGTCCGCCATCTGCCGCGAGTATTCCACCTCGAGCGGAAGTTTTCTATCCGTGTCCGGCTCCTTCCATTTCCCGCTCTCGATCATCTCCTGCATCTTGTCGGTGTAACGGGTGGCGTAGAAGTCGCAGCGAGGCGCCCGCACGTCCAGGCGTCCATCAGTGTTTTCGCCGGGGTCGCCGAATGACCACATGGAATATGGCCTTGTCACCGATTCCCATACACCGCGCCGCGCCTCGTGTTCGTGCGTGAACCATGGCTTTGCGTCGCCACGGAAGCACCCCCAGCCGTTTCGCGAGGCCATGGCAAACACGCCGGAATCCCCCTTTGGCTCGAAGTTTGAATCAACGAAGAACAGTTTGATTCGGTGACTAACAAAGCGCCGCTCCCCGATCCGAACCCGGATGCCTATGGACTGCGGCTTCACTAGATTCTCAACCTCCTGCAGCTCCTTCTCCGAAGTGCAATCCTTGAAGAGTATGCGCCTGCTCTCTCCAGCCTTCGACCACGCCCGCGCCGTCACCCAGTAGAGGCCGTCCTTCTGTTTGTCCGCGGTGACAATCCGAACGTACTCACCGTCCCACGGATCAGACGTTACCTTGAATCGCTCGAATCTATTCACCGCATCCAAATAAGCGGTCTCACTCTTGGGCTCGGCCAGCTTCTTGCGAATGAAGTTGACCACGTCCATCCACTCCCCCTTGTCCTCCCGTTTGTTCATCGCGGTCAACCACTCTTCGAGGCGACGAGACCAAGACTCTCCGTGGACGATCCAGATCGGGAATCGGTAGCTCTTCTTGTGCGCCACCGCGCCACCGGATGTCTGATAGCTCCCGCCAAGGTTCCACCTGGCCCGCGTCTGCGGGGTGTCGGCGTGAGAGTGACCGCATTTCTCGCACTCAAAGCGAACGGTTTCCACCGCTCGCTGGATGTCCCACAGCTTTCCGACCTTTGCCTTTTCGTCGAAGCGGATTCCCCAGCGGGACCCATCCTCTCGGTGGCCGCTAAATGCTGGATACATCAGATGGCCGCAGGAGTAGCACGGGACATTCCACAGGCGCTGTTCTCCAGACTGCCACTGGAAGTCCCAGTCATCCCCTTCATCGCCGCCCTGTGAGACGCAGAATAGTTTGTCCAGCCCCATGCGAACGTAATCATCCAATCGCCCCTTGGCCTGGAATAGCGTGCCGGCCGGCCATTGCCATAGCTCGTCGCATGTGAGATAGCGGTACCCGAACGTCTGTAGATTTCCCACCGCCGGGCCCCAGACTACAAATTGCTTTCCGTCTGCATAGATCACCTCCTGCGTCCTGGTTTTATTCCGCTCCCTGGATAGGAGCGCTTCCACCTCTGGCACGGACGCCAGAAGTGTCATCATTCGCGTCTCCGCGAACTGCTTGGCTATGTCGTCATCCTGGAAGAGCATCAGGTGATCGCCCGGAGCGTTCGCCCTCCAGTAGCAGGTTGCGATCTCGGAGATCATACTTTTCCCGGCCCGGACTGGCGCCATTAAGTTGACCTCTCTGATCCGGCAGGATTGCAGCGACTCGAAGACTTCAATGAAGTGGCGCGAGTCTTCGATGTTGAATTCTCGGCTCCAGTTGGCCGGCTTTTTAATCCGGCGCATGGCCCATTCATACATCGGACTCCGGTCAGGGGCTGCCATGGCAGACCTCCACGCACGCGCCACACTCACGCCGACACCCCCGGCTTTGGCTCGAACACTGACGCCAGGGCTTGAATCTCCGCGCGGACGCGATCCAACCTGGACTCGAGAAGCTCCCGGATAGCTGCGATGTCCCCGCCGCAATCGGCGATCTTTGGGGGCAGCTCGTTGACGGCCTCCTGGAATATAAGACCGCAGCGACCGCCAGCGATCTGAATCTCTGCGCAGATGTCGGCGATTGGCTTGAGCTTCCCGTCAGCCTCGGCGTTGTCTCGTCGCGCGGCAATGATGCGCTCTACGAGGAGTTGGTCGCGCAGCGGAAGCTCTCCCTTGGCGGACTTCAGCCGATCCAGGTTTGCTTCGATCCACTCCTTCACAGGCGTCAACGTCACCGTGCCCTTAGCGGCGAACCCAGCGCAGCCGGCGGCCTTCGCGGCGGACACCCAGTCCGGCGGGACGCGGAGCAGGGAGGCGGCGGCGCCCAGGGACGCGGCGCGGGCCGGCAATGGGCCGGCCTTGGCGCCGCCGCGCCGGGTGGGGTGTGACGATGGTTTACGTTTGGTCACAGAAAGAGGTCGCCCGTCGTCGTTCACCTGTTATCCGCCCATCCGGAAGAGATTCCTTGCAAAATGCACGCCTTGCAAAACGCAATGTCCCATTTTTGGGATTTTCCCGGAAATGGGATTTTGGCGCTCATCGCCTCTACCCCCTATCGAGCAGGCCCCTTATCACGCCCACCGCCGCAATGCAGACCACTGCGGTCGCGACGGCGTAGGCCGGGGTCCACGCCGGCGTGAGGCACGCCACGACAATGGATGTCACCACGTTTCCGATGCACGCCCCGATTACGGCGCCTGCGACTACCATTCTAGCCATTGTTATGTTTCTCATATTGATTCCATTCTCATTTGTTTTGTCCCTCAAACACCCCAGGCCTAACCCTGACCAACAACCCGCGCCTCACCATATTGCCAAGCAGCGCGCCCACATGCTTGGGCGCATTGCAATACAGATCACCGCCGATCAGCCGCACGGCCTGGTCCAGTGTGATCTGACCACCAGATCTCAGCGCTTGCATTATCGCGGCCTGCTTCGGGCTCAGCGGTTGCCGCCTTGGCGGTGGAGTAGGCGCGGTTGCGCTGCCCAGATCACAATCTTCGAATAAATCACCCATCATCCCCGTCCCTTTCGCTTTTGCTTCACCCGTGCACCGTGAGGGTTCCGACCTCACCTTTGGCGAGGCAGGCGTTTTGCAGGTCGGTCAAGAATGCGAGCGCAGCCATGAAGGCCCTGGATTTCGATCTGCATCCCTCCACATCAATGTAGCATCGGTAGCCCGGCAACCGGATAGTCCATGTGCCGTCATTTGCCCGGTAGATGTCCGCAATGGATTTCACCCACTCAAGCCCGTCGGGATTCTTTATCTTCTTTGATTTGGTCTTCATCGATTTCCTTTCATATCTTCGCACTCCCCACACCAAAACCTCATCACCTTACTCGCCTCCGCGTACTTCTCCCGCGTCACCTTGAGCCCCTGAGCCTCACTCTCGCGGACCATCAGATCAATCGCCTCCTGCTGGCGCTTGGTCCGCCGTCGCGTGATCCATCCCGGCGATAGGTGGTCCACATGAGCGATGCATCCGCATGGGCGGCGTGCGATGAGGCAGTCGGGGGTCATGGTGTTCTCACTTGTTCTCGATTCGCTTTGATCGGCCTATAATCCGGCACGGCCGCCAAATCCAGCACCTTCGCCGCGCTCAACCTGCTCGCCACCCGCGCATCCCAGCGCGATTCCCATTGCGCCATCGGCACGTTGGTCGTCACCAGCACCGCTCGACGCTCCAGATCCCCCAGCAGGCGCCGCAGTCGGCCCGTTGGCAGGCCGCTGCGGTAGCGGTCAGTCTCGGCCCCGATGTCATCGAGGAGCACCACGTCGGCCTCGGTCAGATCCCGGGACGCATCCGCGTAGTCGTCATCGTCCATCTCGGCGAGCTGCGGCCAGTCGGCGGTGACGGCCGTGCAGAGCCTCCCGGACCAGTAGCCGGCGATTTGGGCGTCGAGCGCGCTCTCGCGGATGATCCGGATGGCCCGTTTTGCTGCCCTGGTCTTGCCACAGCCGGTTTTCCCGACCAAAACGACCCAAGGTAGCGGACGCTCCGACAAAACGCACCTGCGGGCAAATCGGGCGCACCAGCGGGCCATCTTGGCGACGACCGGATGATGGAGGTCGAGTCCCATGAGGTGCTCAGGCCACGCCGGATTGTCCCACGGGCGGCTCGTCTCCGGCCTCCTCCCAGGTGTCGGGAGGTCCATTGAGTCGCTCGGCGAGGTTGCTGGCGACGGCAGGGCGGTGGGCTCCAGCACTCGCGGGAGCAGGGTTGCGGGTGTGTGCATTTCTCTCGATCCAGTTGGTTTTCCAGTTGGCCAACGCGTGAGGCCAGGAGCGCATAGGATTGCGTCCGACGCGCCATCCGTTGGCGTGGTAGTAGGCGAGGAACTTATCCCCCTCGCTCTCAGGCAGGCCGATCTTAGCGCAATGCAAGGCGACCTCCTCAGTCGTTGGTGGAGCGAAGCGACGCCTTCGCTCCAGCTCATCTCCATGCCCGTCAGATGTCGGGCATGCGGCTGGCGCCTCGCGCGCGGGACGACTCTCGACTCTCGCATCCGACTCTCGACTCTCGACTCTCGACTCTAGCGGTCCTCCGTACGACTCATGTCCGCCGTCTGACTGGCAGATGTCAGGCAAATGCCCGTCAGATGTCGGGCATGATGCAGGCCCATCATCCGGCGACGGCCAGCGGCTCACGCGCGCCCTCAGACGCTGCCCGAATTTCGGGATCTCCAAAAACCGGCCCTTGGGCGTTTCGAAGCAGCGAACCAGTCCGGCCTTTTCGCACGCAGCGAGCCAGCGGGAGCTGTCGGTAGCCCTCACGTCATCCTTGAGCGGGTACAGAGTGTTTTTTAGCGTCACGGGGTTTGCGGTGTACCGTCCGAAATCGTCGGCCTTGAGGAGGAGGCGGAGGAAGAACCGCTCGGCAGCCGCGTCCAGTTGGTCCACGGCTGTTGATTCAATCCACCCCTCTCTGATCAGTCGAGTCGGCATATCAGATCACAGGGCTTCTTCACCCGGCATTGCCCTCCGGGTCTGCGGCTCTGCGCCGCGGGAATTGTTCATGAGATCGTCTATCGGATTCCGCCCATAGATCTTGCCGTCGGGAACAGCCTCTGGATCTCCGTGGATCAGACGAGCTATAGCTCGCTCCTTCCCATTCTCCTCCTCCGCCCGTATCGCCTCACGGATGAACCTGCGAGCCTCGGGCGTCGTCGCGAGCGGGATAAGGTCGCGCATGCGTTGGATGAGTGGGGTCATCGCTCTTCCTCGGTTATCACACCGATAACTTTAGTCCCAATCAGCCGAAACCGCTTATTGCTATCTTGGCATGCGGTTTCGATCTGAGCAATAGCGTCGCGCGATGCCTGGCGGTATAGCTGCTCAATTTGGCAGTCACCGCCCCACAGGGCTGCGTCAACCTCGACGGTGACCTGCACCCTGGCTACCGCTCTGACCTTGATTGCACTCATCTCTCCTCCTCCCCATTCAGCGCCTCCAGCAACTCCCGCTCCTCATCCCGCGTCAGCGGATTGCCGGTGTGGTCGGCGACAACGATCGCGAATGGGCGCCCGTTTTTCATGAGCACCTCGCCGTTTTCGCCGTCTAAGGTCCAGGTGTTCATTCCTCCACCCTCCTCACGAGCCCGAACCAGCACCAGGGGTTGGACAGCCACGCTTGGCGATTTATGACGCCGGCACATTTGACTCTCTGGACACACAGAACGCCAGAGATCCAACCCATCCAGTCCGGCGCATCCTCTGGCGCGAATCCGGAGTATCGGAGCGGGCATCCCATTGATATTGCATCCGCAGGGATTGCCTCCTGCACCCTCTTGCACTGGACCGACACGGTCTCGATGGAGAATCTGGAAGCCCATCGCGGCATCGAGTTTGCCGACGAATATAACCACTCGCCACCATCCTTGGCATCGTACAGGACGGCGTCGCCTTCCCGCGCGGGGGCACCTGGCAACGGCGCCCACCTTTCCCTCGCCCACATCCGAGTTCCGGGAGAGCCGAATGGGGACAACTTGATAAGCTCCTCTGGCGGCAAGTCGGAAGGCGTCCAATATTTTCCAGGCTGCGGCTTCACCACCCGCACAACCATCACCTCGCCGGCCGAGGCCAGGCGGCGGACTTCGTGGGGGCGGAGGGATAGGGGTTTCATTTTGGTCGGCATCCCGCTGTGTGATCGTCGTTGGGCGGCAGAGCGGTCGCCGCTCGCGTCAATCTCTCGTCCCGAGCCAACAGGTCCTCAGCTCGGGCTAGGATGGCCAGGTCATGGGCGGCGTCTTCAATCGCATCCGGAATGAATCCAGATGGATTTTTTAGCCTCGCCTCGCACTCTAAGATTGCCTCATAGAGGCACGCCTTGGTGTAGGCTCTGGAAAACCTCGCCGCAAACCTGCGCGCTTTCTCGATATCATTCATATCACCCTCCAGCCTGTTCATCCGTCTCCCCCGAATCCACCACATCCACCCGGATGTTCCGAAGCCTCGTCCCGCGCCAGTCTTGGCCGACCATGAAAACCACGTTCGTCAGCCGGTCGAGCACATGCTGCGCGACTTGGTCGTGGCGCAAATTCTCCCCGTCAATCTCGGCTGTGATGGTGAGTTTCACTCCTCGCCCTCCGCGCCATTGAGTGGCGCACGCTTTGATTTCGCCATCAATTCGCGCTCAGCCTGTGATCGGTTTTTCGGACGATAGCTACAGAATTTGCGAATCCGAAACACAGCCTCGCGGACCTTGGCGCTCTCCGCGTAATCGCCCGGCTTCATCAACCGCAGAAAAAGCATGAGAAAGTCCGCAATCTGATCATTGGACAAATTGCCAGACCAACGCCTCCAGGCCAGTGAGACATATGTCTCGGCGTCTGCCGGCTCTATTCTCAGGTACGCGTCAACCTCGATCTGGGACCTGACGTGGTCACGGATGCACTCTGGTAGCGCGTTGATTTGCTCCTCTTTCATCTCGCCTCCCTATACGGATCATTCCCCACCGCAAATCTCCGCGCCTCGCTCAACAACATCGCGTCCCTCTCCGCCATCCGCGCGACCTCGACGAACCGCGCCATGCTCCGCACCACATGCACATTGTGCCCAATCGCGCGCATCTGAGTCGCGACGTCAATCTGATCGTCACTCAGCCGCCCATCACGGGTCTTGCACTCGACCCACAGCGTCAGACCGCCCGGGACGGCAATCGCGAAGTCCGGCTCGCCTCGGGTTCGCCAGGAGCGACGATGCATCGCCCCGCAGAACGCGAGCCACCCGCGGCGACTGCATTCGAGGCGAATCGCCTCGTGCAGCTTGCTCTCGCGCTCGCCGGTCCCGCGGTCGGGCTCTGGCAGGGCTGGAGCGCGGCGGGCCTGATAGGCGGCGAGTTCGATGGGGGTCATGCGGGGCATAATCATTCACCGCCGCGCGCTACCCGAATGCACTCGGCGGTTCTTCGTGAGTAGGCCCTCCCGTAAGCCCGCACCACCTCCCAGCATCGAATGGCTGGTCGGCGACCGCAGAGGGAGCAGCCTGGGTTCACCCAGCGAAATATGTCTTCTCGTTTATTCATCTCAACCCCTCCATGTCCTTCTTGGCGTCGGACTTATCCCAATCCTCCTCCTGGCTCATATAATCAGCCTCGTGGTGGTTGTTGCGGTCGTTCCAGCCATCAGCGTATGCCTCCTCCACGCACTCGGCTGGGACGAGTCGGGACCAGAGGCCGCCCAGGTGTCGCGGGCTATGCATTTGCCTGCCCTCCTGCGCGACATCGCGCAGCTCTGGACGCCCCCCTGGCTAGGCGCCCACCAAAACACCCCTGGCGATTTTGGCGCCTCATCCGTAAACAACAGCATCTTGCCGTGGACCTTGATGCGGGTGGTCATATTGGATTCTCCCTCCTGCGACCAGCTCGCCATGTTGTGATTGCGCGTCCCACACGCGACATGATCCCCGATGTGCCCAGCCGGAAGGGTGCAAGTAAATTTGTCGCTCGGACCCACCGAATCACAAAATGGAGATTTGTGGCAGCAGTCACTCCCGTTGCATTCCCTCATACCATCCTCCCATTCTCATACGCCGGCAGCCCCCGCCGCTTCAACCACGCCCGATACGCGCGGTCGAACTCGCTGGCGAGCTTGGACTTTGGCGCCTTATCCTTGGTTTTCTTTTTCATACCTTCTCCAAACTCGCACTCGCCTGCTTCATCTCCACGCACCCGGCGAGGATCTGATCCATCTGAGCGCGCAGCCCCTTACCCTTGGTCCCGGTCGCCTTGCGGATAGCCTCCTCGAGGTCGCCGAGCGTCACCTTGACCGCGCTCAGGAAATCCGCCTGCGAGACGCCCAGCGCATTCACGCGCGAGAACACAGCCCCAACGTCGGTGACGGATCTGCGCGACTGACCCTCCTTGAGCCGCCATCCGGGGACCGGCTCGCCCGCGATCAGACGTCGCCGAGCCTCGCCTCGGATCGCCGCGTGAATGCGATCGAACAGCTCACCGCGGACCAGGCAACTCGCCAGCATCTCAGCTGGCAGGAGTTCAGCGAATCTCTCCGGAGTCAGCTCTCCCGATTGGGTCCGCTCGACCGCGGCGGCCAGGGCCGGCTCTGGGAGGGTCAACGCCGCTTCCCGCGCCTCCGGGCAGATCGCGCGCGCCTGGCAGTAGCGGCACGCTGGCTCCGATGGGTTGCGCGGCGCATCCTCGCGCGATGCGGCGAGGAGCACGCGCAGGACCTCCTCCCGAGCCGCGTCGAGATGAGCCCTCTCATATCGCGCCAGCGTGATCGGCTGGTCCTGCCACGGCGCCAGGATGCCGACAGTGATGGACGTGGCGCCGCGCAGGGTCTCCTCGTCCCACAGCTCGGCGAGCGCGCGGAGCTGGAGGTTGGCCGCAGCGATAGGTGTCTCATTGCGGCCGGTCTTGCCGTCGAGCACCAGGTGATCGTCGCCGACACTGACGATGACATCCGGCTGGCCGGAGAGGAGGTCGCGGTGGAAATCCCTGATCCATAGCCTCTGCTCGCGCACCACGCGGTCCGCCGCTCGGGCGCCGAACACCGTCCGAATGGCGCGCACCTCCAACTCCCGCAGCCGGTCCAGCGTCTCGACCTCCGGCCCCGACAACGTCGCCTCCGCGGCGGCCTCACCAGCCCATGCGGCATGGATGCGCGTCCCGCTCGCGGCGTCCTCGGACTCGGGCTGCGGTGGGGCCTTGCGCGAGAGCGCGAGGGAGCCAGGGCATAGGGCAAGGCGCTCCATCTGGGAGGCGCTGGGGAGGCCGCGGCGGGGGTCGATCATGGCACCTCCACCTCCTCCGCCGCGTCGAGCGCATCTCCGGCCCTCCGCATAATCCCCCTCCAGCGCGCCCTCTCCGACTCGCTGCCGTGCGCGTGATGGTGGATTGACAGCAGGCCGCGAGCCTCATGGAGGGCCTCGACCAGCGACGGGAGATGCTGCACGCAATGCTCCCTGAGCGCGTGATCAATAGGCCCGTCGTCTAGGCGCATCGTTCGCTCTTGCTCGGGGCATTCGACTGCCATGGCGATTACCTCTGAGAGCGGTCGCTTCACAGCTTCACCTCCGGGAGCGGGAGCCAGCCCTTCAGTTGGTGCCCAACGGAGATGCTGCTTCCGTAGTAATACCATTCCCCGTTTTCATCGAGCCACGCAGGTATTACGCAGGCGCCGACGGTCAGCAACATCACTACACTTCCACTCAACAACTCTTTTGCCGTCTCCATCGGCCGCCACTCCGTCAGTTCGCGGATGCGGGCGAGGGCGGTGTTGTGCCTCTCATTCACGGAATTGAACGCCACGTCGGCAACGCGGATTTGCTCTTTGAGCAGTAGGTTTTCCTCGGATTGTTCCACAGCCAATCTGGTAGCCACATTGAAGTCGCGCTCGAGCTTCCGCGCCTCATTGGCCAGCTCGGAATAGCCTGCCGGCGCTGCCTGCTGCGCCGCAATGGCTGCATCTGTCCTGGGAGTATCACTCATACCCTCACCCCCGTCTCAGTCTCCTCCCAAGCCTCGACCTGCGGCAGTGCCTCCCCGCGCTTGAGCGCCGCGAGAATCGCGCTCGTGTTCGGCTCCATCCGCACGAGGTCTGGCCGCGCGTTCGCCAGCGCCAGGATGTCCAGCACTCGGAATTTCTGAACGCGTCGAACGACCATGCCGGAGGCGCGCGGCGGCGGTGCGACCGGAGCGATGGCAACAGCCGTCTGCTGGCGCGCTGATAGATCAGCCTGGCGCTTCGCCTCATCCTCTCGGCGGGCTGCGGCGTCCAGGTCCTCCAGGGACTGGGCCTTGCGGGCGGCGGCGTCCGCCTCATCCCGGGCCTTGCGCTCAGCCTCCTGTCGCTCGCGCTCGATCCGCTGGAGTTCGCGCTGTCGCGCAGCCTCAGCCTCGCGGGCGAGGCGATCCTGCTCGATCTGATATCCAGTGATCAGGCGCTGGACGCGCTCGGTCTCGACCTCGATGGGGGCGCAGAAAATAGAGGCCGCTGAGTCCAGGTCCTTGCCCAGCTGGAGCACCGGGGCCTTGATCCGTTTACGAGTGTCCTCCACTCGCTTTCCGATCTCCTTCAGCGACCGCACGGACGCAACGGCCGCGGCCTGCTCCTCCGGCGTTGAGACGGCAGTGATCCGTCTAGCCGTGGTGATTGCGCCGTCACGCCAGCGCGTGATATCGGCCGCGATCTCGATGGACGTGACGGGCTCAAGGCCGCGGATTTGGATGTCGGTGTTCATTGCTGGTCTCCGGTTACAAGTTTTACCTCTGGAGCCTTATATTCCACCAAATCAGCGAGAGCTCTAAGCTCTTTTGCTGTCGCCGCCAACCGGGAGGCCGCGCGCTCTTGATCGGTGAGTCGGAGCCACATTTCGGCCACGGCGTACTCCACCCCGGGGGAGAACCGGTTGTCGCTGTATGTCTGTGCGCCCGGGATGTCACCCTCCCATCGGACGCCATATATGCGCGCCAGTTCGTCTCTGCTCATCTGCACGATGAGCAGCTCCCTGCTTACCTGGCCAATAATCTTCACTTCACACCCCCTTCCTTCACATCCCTCAGCGCCCTCAGCATCCCGCTCTTGCTCTGCAACAATTTCTGGGACAGGTCCGCGCTCAACTCGTCAAACGACGTCGCATTAATGTCCTCGTCGCAGAGGGTGACGAGCCTCTGCCGCGCGAGATTGCCGCACGCAACCTGGAGGTCGTCAAACCTGTAGCCCTCGGCGATGACCAGGTCGGAGAGGAGTTGCTGTGGCGATACGGATGGAGGCTGGTCGGCGGGAGTGGGCGCAGCCTCCGCCGGCTTGGCCGGCGGGAGGAATTGGGGCGGCGGAATCTCTGTCGCACTCACCTCGATGGCTGGAGCATCCATTGCCTCCTCAACCGACCTCATGCCTTTCAGCGCGTCCCCGAACGTGTCGCGGAGGGCGAATGAGCGTGCGCGGAATCGGAGCATTCGGAATGGGTATTGGCTCCAGGGACCCTCCTTGCCCCAGAGCTTCGCTAGCTTCGCGTCGCTCACGGAGAATGACATCTGCACCGGCTCAAATCCACGGCGCTTGACCTCGCAGACTGCGCAGGTGTCGTCGGTATAGGTCGCCGGGTTTCTTGCCAGCCGCTTGCCACCGCTCTCATACCACTCAGAGAATGACTCTAGGTCGGAGCGCGAGCGGACGATTGCGAGCTGAGCATCGCCCCATATTGACGGCCGGCCATTGATCACCGCGATGTTCTGGAGTGCGGCCATCGGAGTGAGGCCGACCTCCAGGCCCATCTGGATCGCGGTGAAAATCGCCTCCTTGGTCTGGATGCCCTTCGGGGCCAATCCAGACGCGGCGACGTAGGTCGAGAATCGCCACATGCTGTCCAGGTCGGAGAGGATGAGGCCGTGCGATCCGGTTGGGACCGCGGCTTTCTGCTGTGCGACGGCGAGCGTCGCGGGTTCGTTCGTCGTGCTCATATCATTCCATTCTCATTTGCAAACCGACGCCCCCGCCAGCAGCTCCAGCAGTTTTTCCGACTGCCGCTTGCGAGCCGCGCGCTTGGCGGCGTAGGCGGCGGCGGCGTAGGCGGCGGCGTAGGCGGCGTCGGCGTCGGCGGCGGCGTAGGCGGCGGCGTAGGCGGCGGCGTAGGCGGCGGCGGCGTAGGCGGCGGCGGCGTAGGCGGCGTCGGCGTCGGCGTCGGCGGCGTAGGCGGCGGCGTAGGCGGCGGCGGCGTAGGCGGCGGCGTAGGCGGCGGCGTAGGCGGCGTCGGCGTCGGCGGCGTAGGCGGCGGCGTAGGC